CATCCCAGGACCAGCTTTGTCCACGTCCTTGGAGAATCCGCCAACGACTTGGCCGAGCTTCTGGATGGCCATCGCGAAGAGGAGTAGACCCGCTCCTGCCGCCAGAACGCCAATACCGATAAGCGCTATGGCTGCACCGAGACCGAGAAGAGCAGGAACCACAGGGCCGATCAACGCCCCAGCACCGCCGATAATTGCAAGGGCGGCAGCCAGAACCAGAAGACCCTTACCAATCGCCTCCCATGACATACTTCCTAGCGTGACAAGAACAGGAGCTAGGATAGCGAGAGCCGCAGATACGACGATGAGAGCCGCAGCCCCAGGGAGAGCTCCTTCCATGAGATACATTGCAGCGGCGATGATAGCCAAAGACGCAGCCAGTTCGACCAAACTCTTGGCTATTGAGCCCCACGACATTCCGCCCATCTTAGCAAGCGCATCCGCGATCGTTCCAAGGGCTGATGCAGCGATGAATAGAGCAGCTGCCGAAAGCAATGATGACGGGGGAAGGAATGTAAGAGCCGCCGCAACCAGGGCAAGAGCCACGGCCATGGAAACGAGACCCTTGGCAACTTCATTCCACGACATCTGACCCATCTTGTTGAGCGCGTCGGCCACCATACCAAGCGCGCTCGCCGCGATAAGGACGGCAGCAGCCGAAATTATCGTCGACGGAGGCATGAAGGTCAGCGCCGCCGCAAAGAGAGCCAAACCAACGGCGGTGGAGACGAGGCCCTTCGCCAGACCATTCCAAGAAATCTGAGCGAAGTCACCGACAGCACTGGCCAGGATCTTGATCCCTGTTGCCAGGAGAATGATCCCAACACCCTGAGTGATTCCAGCTGCATTAGCCTTCGAGAACATCGTGAAGAGAACGAGACTGCCCAGAAGGGCCGCCACGCCAACGAGCCCCTTAGCTATTGAGTTCCACGATAGACCACTCAGGTCCTGAACTGCGGTAGCCAGAATTTTGATACCGGCTGCGAGAAGAATGATTCCCGTGCCCTGCACAAATCCAGCCGCATTCACCTTCGAGAACTTCGTGTAGAGCAGGAGGCTACCCAGAAGGGCACCTACACCGACGAGACCCTTGGCGATCTCCTGCCAGGACAAAGCACTGAAGTCCTTGACCGAACTCGTAAGGACCTTAATGCCGACAGCGAGGAGGATTATACCGGTAGTGCTTGCCAGACCGATATTACTTGCTGTCTGGAACTTAGAGAAGAGCGCAAGACTTGCCAGAAGACCCGCAAGACCCGTCAGCCCCCTACCGAGCTCGCTCCAGTTCAAACCGGACAGCTTGATCACGATATCGACCAACCCCGAAATGGCAGTGGCCAATGCATGGAGCCCAAGCCCGGTAAGAATAAGACCCTTTCCGTTCCCCATGTATCTGACAGACAATCCGAGGAGAACAAGAATACCTGCGAGCCCGGTAAGACCCTTTCCGACTCCGTTCCAGTCGAGCCCAGATATTTTCACCAAAGCAGTCGACAGGACATTCACGGCTTCTGCGAGAAGGATCAAGGACCCCATCACAAATGGCATCTTGAGGAAGCCTGCCGAACCGATGAACTTCTGGAACACAGCCATAGATCCGAGAAGCTGTGCAAACATCACACTCATGGCAGCACTGGACCGCATGAGTCCATCCTGATCGATCTTGGCAAGTTTACCAAGAGCAATAGCCATGATCAAGATTGCAGCGGCAATCTCAAGCAACGTTGTTGCCTGGAGAACGTGCTGCATCGCCTTCAGGGATTTGGTGATCTGAGTGAGCGGATTGCTTACGCTCTCGCCGACCCCCTGAATCGTGTCCCTCAACTGAAGGAACGGAGCCTTCAAAGCATCGAGGAAGCCTTCCCCGCCGCTGGTGATCTTCCTGAGGAAGCCGCTGAAGCTGAGGAACAGACCGCCGAGAAGACCGGTCTGAACGATCTTGATGATGGTGTCGAAGTTGAGGCTTCTGAACCCATCAGCAATCATCGTCCCGATGTTCTTGATCCAGTCAGGAATAGCGAGATCGGTACTGCCCGACCCGAAGAAATCCTTGAACTTCTTCACGAGTGGGTCGAGCGACTTCAGCACGGAATCGATTCCGCTTTTAACCGATCCCCATACCCCGGAAAGCTTCCTCACGTAAGAGCTGAGCGATCCGAAGCTCTTTGTTATACCGGAGATACTGGAACTGGCTTTGTCGGCCTTTCCGCCGTCGAACTTATCGAACAGCGAGCCGATGTAGTTTGTAAGACTCGCGAGGAGCCTAATGGGTGTGGACAGAACCTTGCCCATAACGGCAAAGAACTTGTTCAGACGCCCGCCCTCTTCGAGAGACTGCTTCAGCTTGACGAGGAAGTCGCCAATGTTAGCGGTGATCGAGAGGAACCCACCCGACCCTGAAGAGATCACTCCGAAGAGCTGAGCGAAAGTACCAAGGAAACCCTTGATGATGTCCCAAGCAATACCAAAGACTGCAAACACACCTGCAAAGGTGCGCTTCAGTTTATCAGCAGTATCACTTCCTATTTTGAGCTTGGCCATGAAGTCCGAGAACCTCTTGGTCAAGTCGGCTAGTTGTTTACCTGTTGTTGCTGGGAAGATCTCCCGAAACGCGTCGTGTATCGGCTTGATTACCGAAGCGAATGCTTTGACGCCGTTCGTGATGCCTGAAATCAGATCATCTCGACCACCGAGCTTCTTCCAGTCCGACAACATTTTGTTTCGGGCGTTAGAAGAGTTGCTGACCACCTTGCCGATGGAGCTGGCGACGCCTGTGAACAGACCCTTGGCTTCGGTGAAGTCACCGAAGATGGTCTGAAAGGTCTGTGACCAACCAGAACCGATCGCTTCCTTGGTGGTGTCGAAGAGCTGTGTCAGGGTCTTGACCTGAGTGGCGGCTTCCTTCGCCGTCTTGGCCTGAGCCTGGATGGCCTTGATCTGAGCCGCACTGAAGCCCTGAGCTTTCAGCTGTGCATCGCTGAGATCGCCGGTGAACTGCTGGAGAGTGGCTGTCAGAACTTTCGACGTCAGCCACGATTCTTTGCCCGGCTTTGCTGTGATGGATTCACGGAAAGACTTGCCGTTGATCGAGACGTTCTTCATCTTACCGGAGAGCTTTACAGCTCCGTCCGACAGCGTGCCCATTTTCTCAGCAGTCTGAGCAAGAGCCCTCTGGAATACGGTGCCGCCCATACCAGCGTTGACAACCGAGTTCCAGTCCTCAAGCGAAACACGCCCCGAGGAAATAGCCTGCGAGAGTTGATACATGGCGCCGGATGCTTGCTCCGAGTTGGAGCCAGACAACGCCGCGAGGTTGGCGATACCCTTGATCGACGCTGCTGATGTCTTCAGGTCGACACCGGCAGCTGTGAAGGTGCCGATGTTCTTCGCCATCTCGGAGAAGTTATAGATCGTCTGATCGGAGTAGTGATTAAGCTCTCCGAGAGAGTGTTCAACGTCCTTGAGAGTGGCGCCAGATGCCTGGGTGTTGGCCAGGATTGTCTGGATCGAGTTCAGGTTCGTCTCGTACTCGTGAAACCCCTCGGTAATGGGCTGAATCGTGAAGGACTTGGCGAACTGAAGACCGGCACTGACTGCCCTAGAAGTGATGGTAGCCAGAGCAGTAACACCAACAACCGACAAAGCCTTGAATTTGTCGGATACCGCCTGGATACCGTTACCGATTCCATTGAGCGAGAGCTTCTTGCTGGCGGCATCGACCTGAGCGAAGTCCGCGGACGATTGACTGGCGAACTTACCGAGACTGTCACGGGCCTGGTCGACACCATGACCAATTCCGTCGAGGGTTACCTTCTTGCTGGCGGCATCGACCTGAGAAAAATCCTTGGTCGACTCAACAGCAAACCTTCCAAGACTGTCACGGACTTGGTCGACGCCGTGCCTTATGCCATCGAGACCCTTGCCGGAAGCCGGTGTCTCAAGCTGCTTGGTGAAGCGTCCGAGAGAGTCTCGACTCCTGGCGATGCCTTGTTCGAACGCCTGGTTGTCGAATCTCAACCGAACAATGCGTTCGTCGATACTGCTCAAGTTAGGGTCACCGCCTTCCAAACAGTGTCAGCGATCTTGTCGAATACCGGTTTTATGGCCGGATTGATGAAGTCTCGGCCCTGGACGTATCCGCCGGTTCCGGTGCCATGCCCCATCTGAAGCATGATGACAACCGGAAAACCGTTCTCAACGTCGGAGTTCGTCCAGGCGAGTTCATACATACCGCCGGATTTGGAAACCTCGTAGCTCCACGAGTGTGCAGCTCTTCCCGTTTCCTCAGGAGTTGCTGAAGAGAGAGCCGAGACACCCATCTGCCCGCACGACTCCAATATGCTCGCGATGTTGAGCGAGTGGACGTGATCTAGGAACTCCTGCGTGCTCTTGAACGAGCCCGTAGTTGTGATGGTTATCAAGTTTCTCTCCCCATTTTGACTACTCCAGGCCAGTCATCTTCCGACCGACGTCCGAGATGCTGGTGTTGGTAGTGCGGATGCTGTCGACGGTGCCGAAGTAGAGCCTCAAAGCGTAGGCCTCGTCAGCGCTGTAGCCGAACGGCTCAGCCGTCAACGGATCCACATTGTCGACTACCGGGTGGTTCGCCAGCCAGGCCTGAAGGGCCTCGACCTTTTCCAGAGCCGACCGCATGGCGAGAACCGCCTGAGCAGCCTTCGTGTCGAGCATTTGCTTGGTGACGTCGAACCCGAGCGTCATGTCCATCTCCTTATGTCACGCAGCGGTCTCGTAGGTGAAAGACCCTCGAATGGCATCACCACTGGCCCAGGCCCAAGGGGTGACGGAGTCAACGTCTCCGCCGATTCCACCACCGAGAGCACCTGCCACGAAGGTGGCGAGGATACCGAACGAGATGGTCGTTGTGCCAGAAAGCTTGATCCGAGTGAAGCCACAGTTGGTTGCGTTTCGGTACATGTCCCCGATACCGAGGAAGGTTCCGAAACTACTCGCAGTAGCGGGCCATGCTGGCGGAAGTCCGAACGTCCAGTTGTCAGTGGTTGTGGCACTGGCGCCGAAGTTCGTGGTGCTTCCGAATGCTACGTCGAACTGTACATCCACCTTCCGAGCGAGCTTGTATGCCTTGAAGTTGACCGTGGCATTGCCGAACGCCGGTAGATGGATGCCGCTTGTGGTTGACCAAGATGGAGTCCACGAAGTCCATGCGCCTGGATCGTTCAAATGAACAGACCATGAAGACCATCCCGTGGTCCAGTCTGACGTCCGAGTCCACACAACAGGCTTGTTGGCGCTTCCCGCTACATGCTGAACGAACGTCTGACGGGCGAAACTCGATCCGTCGCTGTAGGTGAAGACCTCACCAGCCAGGCCGTTGAAGTCCCAAGACCCACCGTTTGCGGTTGTGTAGTAGAGCCTCGAAAAGCCCCGCGGGTAACTGGCAGCGGCGGTAAGCTGGGTGAAACCTGCCGAGGACAGGATGGGGTTGGACAATACCTGATACCAGGCCGTCCAACCTCCGCCACCATCAGCAGCGTTGTGATGCCTCATGAAGTTTTGAGGAATCGACGTACCACCAACGGCCTTGTAGAAGGTTTGCTCGCATCGCCATTGACTGACGTTATGAGTGACGACCGTTCCGAACCCACCACCGATAGACCAACCCGACACGTCCATCATAGAGATTCCGGTCGGATATGCGCTCTGTGCCGCACTTTCGGCCGGAAGGGTCCCCGTAAGGATCTGAACTCGGGTGCCAGGCAGAGACGCAAGACCGGCCGGTGTAACAGCCAGGTTGGTCGCACTGCCCGACTGCGTTTCCGCGTTGGTGGCGAGCTCGACGGAACCGGCCTGAGTCGTGGTGGCGGTTGCGAGAGCACCAGCATCGACTGTCGTACCGTCGTACTTGGTGAGGATGAGATGGTTCGCCGAGTCGAAATGAGCGCTGACCACCGTTCCGTCTCGAATGGCCTGCATGGCCACGGCGGTCATTCCTGTGACGGTAGCCATAGGACCACCTTTCTAATCGGAACTGAGGGTGTACGAGGAATCATCGATGAATACGGCGTTGTTCGATGTGATCTCGAAGGTCTCATCGTCGAGCATCCGAATAACATCGTACGGAGCAGTCACGGTAAACGTCCCATCGCCGTTGTCGACAACAGTCATCGTGGAGACGATGTCGTAAGTGGCGATAAGTTCGTCGAACGTCGGAATTCTCGCGGCTTCCTCGTCGCTGCCGTAAAGAATATCCTCGATCGCCGAAAGGATAGTTGGGTCAGTAGTTCTGGAATCGATCACGATATGCGGCGTTCGCCTATAACCCGCCAGGGCTGGAGGCTTACACGTGATCTTCCAACTGAAGTCATCTGGGTCGTTCTGCGCTTTTAGAGTTTCGTGATTGCGATCCGTCGGAGAGACCCGAGCGTTGTAGACGATATGAAGCTTGTACCCAACGTTGTCGGACTGATCGCTGCCTATCATGGTGCGATACGACAATCCGAAAGGCTTCCTCGCCTGATGGGTCAGGAACAGTCCCTGTCGGGGTTGGATACTGCCGTCACATACCTCGAACTCGGTAGGATATGTGAAAGCAGTGACGGTTGCCTCGAACTCCTCGGGCGCCGAGTAATTCAGATACTTGACACCGTCGATGTAGAAAGCGCGTGGTTCGCCGCCGGTAGGAGCCTCGTTGACCGCAGTCAGACCATTCCAAACGACGCCTGGCTGGTCTGCGACGTACAGGACGCCCCTGTCAATACCTGCTTCGTAGTAGCGAGCTCCGGGAGCATCCCAGTCGAGCCTTGGCATGTCGAGTTCCTCCTCTCATCCAGACGTCCCCAGTTTCGCTCTCCGCTGTGCGTTCAGTTCGCGCTGCTTTTGGAGGATCTCATTCCTGCCCATCTTCTTCTGAGGAGCATTCTGCTGGCCTCGAACTCGAATGAGCGTGAACAACTTGGAAAGGTGCCAGTTCTCGCACTCCTTCCAGATTCCAGCATCGATCATCCAGGAGTAGATGAGCTCAGCCGTGATGATTTGACTACTGCGTCGCTGAGATTTATCGCTGAACCAGGTCGCAGTCATCTTGGCGTTGATGTACTTGTCGATCTCGGCGAAATTCTCCGGAGTGAGATTCTCGAAGACTTCTTCGGGGACATCGAGCGTGATCGTCATGGCTCTGACGTACCAATAGACTTCTTCGTTGGTCTTCTCTTTGTCGCTCAAGAACGGCTTTTCAAAGAACGATTCCCATTTTGACAGGGAGACCAGAGAGTGCTCAAGCGCAAGTTCGAACGTCTCTCTGGCGAACTTCTTTGTTACTTC